AGCTTGCCTATCTTGATCCATTAATAATAATCCTACAGTTGTACCAGCTTGTTCTGAAGCTATTATAGATCGACTAGCTTGTAAAGCATCAATAGTTTTAGCAAACTTATCTTGTGCTGCAAATTTTTCTTCTTCTGCTTTTCTTTCTGAAAGAGCTAATTGTTTCTGTCTTTTATCTTCTTCTAATGTTCGGTTAGCTATTAATGCTTGATTATAAGTCTGATCTGCTTTTTGTTTTGCAGCAGCCCTACCAACAAAAGCATTGGCTATAGTAAGACCCAAGCCTACATTAAATGCTGTTGCAGCAGTTGTACCTGCTCCTAATAATGCAGCACCAACACACATCTAGGCAATCCTCAGAAATTCGTAAAAAGGTTTTTTTTGTTGACCATAACTCTTATGTAATTTTACAAATGTAAACCCAAGAGCCTTTAACCATTTTATAGCAGAAGTGTTTTCTGCATATACATAATTATAAAGTATTTTATAAGACTCAAGTAGATTATCAACCCAATCTCTGCCTTGTCTTATTAATTGTATTCTATATTTTTTATTATCAAACAATTCATCTGTAGCAATACACCAAATACAACCATCTTTTTGCACTCCACATAACCCTATCGGTTGTCCTTCATCATCAGCAATAGTCATATTAGTTTTACTCCCTAAAAAAGTATAACTAAGAGCATCTTCTGGACTCATACCTGTTTGATATAAAGCTTCAATTTTATCCATAACCCTCATGTTTTTTACTACATATTTAAAATCTTCTAACTTTGATTTTCTTAAATATCCCATTATATTCGCCTACTCCTCATGTGAAAAGTACCTTCAAATTCTGCACTAGCTAATCGTGTAGGAAGAAACGTATCGTTTTTTATATCTATTTCTACCCTATCAGACTTACTCATTATAGGTACTTTAAATGTACCAGTATCAAGGTTTATCTGACCGATAGCAGCAGACGCAGCACCTAGCAAACGACCAGTAAATTTATGGGTACTTGTATCTCTATTCTCAGGTGTTACTTCTACTTTAAAGAATCCAGCATCTTCATAGTTAATATAAAAATGATGTATTTGTAATCTTGTTCCTACATACTCAGGAGAACCAGCACCTTGTTCTGTTAGTCTTTGTTTGCTAAATCTATAGTGCATTTCATAAGGTTCACCAATAATAAATTTACTATTTCTATAATCTCCTATCGCTGTAATGGTGGAGGTAGAACCATTTGTAGTATTGGAAGTGCTTATTACTTGACCTGATATAAGATTTTTTGTATTACCTTGAGCATCTACAAATGTGCTTGTTTCTCCATTACCTAAATATCTACCAATAATATTCATGCTTGCTCTTAGTCTATAAGGAACTGTAAAAGTAGATAGACCAGTACCAGAACTATAAGATATTGAAACTCCTGTAGTTGCTTCAGTTACTTTATGGTCAAGATGATATTCAAATTCTGCATTAGGTTCTCTAAATTCAGTTTCAAATGGTATTTTTTCTAACGTTACTTTATTAGCTTCTTCTATAACAGCAAACAAATCTGTACCAATAAAATCTACATTTAAAATAGATCTGTTTGTATTAATTGTATAGGTAAACCAAGCACTTAAAGCTTTCTGTCCACCTTCTCCATACAACCATCTATATACATATAATTTATTAGCATTATCTGAACCTAAGACTACAAGAATATCTTGGTTGGTAGATACTGCCATCTTAAATACATTACTTGGTATGAGTCTTGGAACATGAATTGTGACGTTTGCTGCATCTCTTATCTGTGATTCTCCCTGTAAAATATATTCTCTTATACCTGCAAAAGAACCTTTCAAAGTTAAAAAATAAATAGAAGATCCAGAACCTACAGGCTGTGCAGCAGCACTACTTTCAAATTCAGTTGCTACGATTACGTTAGCTGTTTTAGGAGTAAGGTTGTCTGCTGAACTTGTTAATACAAATTGCGTTTGTTCAGAAAATAATATAAGTCTTTCTCCCATAGTGACTGCACTTTTTAGTATCGCTACTTTTGTATGAGAAGCAGCTACGTCAATGGGTTCATTATCTAAGACAGATACAACTGTCTCAGGAAAGAAGTTAAAAAACTCAGATACCCTAGAAAGAATTACATTATCACCTGCAAGAAATCCAAGTCTGTTTCTAAAGAAAAATACATTATTAATTTTACTACCAATAAAAGAAGGGTCAGGTGCAGATACAATATCACCTACAGTTCTTTCTCCCCATTTAGGTAAAGTAAAATCTGTTCCACTTATGGTATATGTATCACCATCTACTTTTGCAAATCTAAAATTACCATCAGCTTGTCTTACTAAAACGTGTGGCATTGTTGCATAATCAAACTTAAAAGGTATGCCAGCTTCTACAGTTTCTTCCCATTGCCCTTCTTCAAAAGCACCACCATTATTAGTGACAAACTTAACGTAATAGTTATCAAAGTTTGTACCATCATCTCCTTTTATCTCCACAATATAACCATTAGGAGAAACAGTAGGCAGATCAGTAAACCTTTGTACTGAGTCTTTTATTATTGTCATCTTGGTATCACCTTGAGTATCACTTCCATCTATAGAAAAATTAGAATTATCATTTTTTCTTACATATAAAACAGGACCATTTCTTTCAATAGTAAAACCAGTAAGACCAGAATCAAGACCTGTTTTTAAATCGGCTGCTATTGTATCTGTACTTAAAGTAGAGTCTCCATCTGTATTATCTGTAACTGTAACTCCATCTATTGTTACTGAGTAAGTTGTTTTTGCTGTTGCCTGATTAATAAATATAATTGCTTTTGTTCCAGTACCAGAGCTAAGAGTAGAGTCCATAGCTGCTGCAATACTGGTATTAACTACAAAAGTAAAGTCAGCAATAGTAACTGTCTTCATTACACTTCTAGGTGTAGAGGTATTCAAGTAAGCAGTACCATCAGGTTTGTTTACTGTGAGTTCAGTACCATCTAATTCAAATACTCTTACGTTTCCATTACTAAATACAGCTACATATCTTTCACTTAAGTCTCTATTGATAGTTTGTATATGAACATTACCAAGAGTAGAAGATGAAAAAGCTGTTACATATTGAAAGCCACTTCGTTTTGTAAGACCAAGAACAGGGTTGCTATCAGCATTGTCTTGTATATCAGCATGATCTGGTTGCTTCAAGGCATCAGAAGACTGTGATATACCTCTTAATAACGTAGGTATAGCTCTTGATATAACAGGCATAATTATCTAATTAAGGCACTAGAAGGATTGTAAGTATCAAAGATACTGGTAAGAGAAGGATCTCCTCTTAGTAAGTTGTGATCTGCATTAGCATAATCTGTTTCTGTAAGTATAGTTCTTGCTCTAACTTCATCTTCTTGTGTATATGTTCTAAGTCCTTGATCTCCTACTAATCTATCAACAAATACCCTTGCTGCTTTGATGTTGATATATCTCCTTGCTTGTTCTGTTATCTCATCAAAAGTTCTCAAATAAACAACAGTACAAATTAAGTCCTCTTCAAATTCAAACTTATTATTTTGTCTGTCATATAGTTTTAATCCACGTTGTATAGGATCTATTGTTGGATGTTGATGTATATTTGCATCTACTCTTAATACATTAGCTGGCAAACTGATTTGATTAGAACCATCTCTAGTAAGAGTTACATCTATCTCAGTATTAAAAGACCAACCTTCTGATTGTACTTCTTTATTAAATTCAGCAAGAGTTGATCTGGCAGTTACAGCATCTACTGGAAGTGTGCCTGTCAAACTATTTATTGGAGCTTCTGCTATAGCAGCTAACATTATGTTAATTGCTTCAAGCTCTGTGGTTGCAGCTACAGTCATTGTTTAATACTTTTTTATTTTAAGTGAATCCCTCCCACCTTTCTTCTTTTTCTTCTTCTTCTTTGATGAATGATACATGGGATTAGTTAAGCTTTTTTAATTTTAAGTGAATTTCTATTTTTTGGTTTTTTCTTAAGTTGATGAACTAGCATATACCCTTCTGGAACTACAACATCATTATATTCTTCCCAATATCTTTCAACTGCTCTA